ACACGCATTTCTTTCTTATAGAACATCATGCGATCGGTACCACCAGCACCACGGCCTTTCAGCAGGATGTCATCTTCAAATTCAATGTCTTTGAAGTTTTGACGCAGGAATTCCAGCAGAGTGATATTGCTGGCGTTTCGCGTAGACAGCAGCGTACGCATCAACAGCTGATGCTGTTCCGCTGGAAGTACACATTCAGTCGGTCGGTGTACCGTATTCGTGTTTCCGAGATACACGGAGTTATAAGCATTCCCGAAATAATCGATAATCGGCTGCGTACCCTGAGTAGGGATTGCAGCCACCAGCGCAGCTAATGTTGCCGGAGCCGCTTCAGATGATACGTTGGGGCTGGTGTATAGCCCCTCGCCGATCCCTTTGTCTCCCAGCAGATAAATTTTATTCATCCCCTGTTCAACAATGTCCCGCACCGCCTGACCGCGCTCAGCATCAAGATTCACGTTATTCAGCATTGAGAAATTAATCTCTTCAATTGAATACGTGTAGCCCAACGCCGCCGTTTTAATTTCGTGAAAACCCTGACTCATGGCGATGTCTACAGTCGGAATGTCTGTAGAGTTTGGTCCCATCACCTGCAGTTCCCCGCTTGAGTCAACCGCTCTGAACACCACTGTTTTTGACCAATCAGGGGCGCTGTCATCCAGTGGCAGCAGCGAGCCGTATTTGAACTGCGGATATTCCAGGCGGTAAATCTCAGATTCAATATGCGCCGCCTGCTGCACCATGAAAGATATGACCGCCGCAGGGGCCATATCAAACGCACTTTTTCTCATTCTGCTTTTCCTTCCGCTTATGCGCTTACGTTCAAAATGCCGTCAACGCGGATTTCACCAACTTCACCAGCCGCAACATCCTCAACCCACTTGACTTGATTGAGAACCAGCAGGCCAGCACCAGAACCAGTTGTAAGCCGCCCCTGATTTTCCCCTGCCGTCAGAATGACGCTGACGGCTTCGCCTGCATCAGCACCGCTGACACACAGCGCAAACATCGACCCACGGCGCAAGATGGATGCAACGTGATTGACGTCATATCCAGATGCATAATTGGGCGGATTGGTTGGTGCTGAGGGACTGAATTCAGCAAGTGACCGCACACTGAATCCGATGATTTCTGCCGCAGTTGTCGCAGCAGAAACAGGCGCACAACTGCGGGGCGCAGAGCCGCGCACAACGGCACGCCCAAACGACACCAGCGCCGTTTCAACATTGCGGGAGATCACTTCAACAACATCGGTTGTTGAGATCTGCCCCTCATACGCCTTGCCGCGAAAGAGCGGAAAGCCATCCTGAGCAATGGCCATTATTTAGCCCCCTGATTCTTGTTGTAACGTTTGTCCATAAATGCCTGCCGCGAGCTATCACGCTGCGCCTGAGCATCACCCGTTTTTACCTTAGCCATGTCGTTAGAGAATCCTTTCAACGAATCAGTAGAGGTCTTGCCCTTTTCTTCATCATCGTCGTCGTCATCGTTTTCACGGCGCTCTTCTTCCGCGTCAAAATAGGCCGTAACATACGCATCAGGAGCTTTGTCCCATGATCCGTGTTTACGACACTTAATCTCTGCGGCATCGAGCGCGGCGCGTTTGATTTTCAGCGGATCGAGTGAATCACAGGAGAATTTTTCACCCGCGATTTTCGCAGCAGAATCACGGACAGACACGACCTCGGCGATCAGCTTCGAAATCGAGTCTTCGGAGGTTTTCTCCTTCAGTTTTTCGATCTCTTCGTCTTTCGCATCAGAATTAGCCTTTTCCTTCTCCAGTTCCTCTTCCGCCTGGTCTTTCGCGGCCTCGGCTTTTTCTTTCTCTTCCTCGGCATCCGTTACGCGCTTTTTCAGACTGTCGAAACTGGTCTGAATCAGTTGAGACGTTGCCTCTTCTGCAACCGTCACGCGCGTGCCGGCATCCAGCACAACAATAAATGGCATGGGGTGTTCTCCAGTTGGTTTAGCATCGAATAATCGCGCCTTGCGTCCAGCGCGGGCTTGGTCACATAACGCGATGTGATTAATTTTGATGTCACGTTGAATAAACTCGTACGGCGTACCATCCGGCGCGGTGCCGGGCGTTTCGTCATACTCGGATGTATAACCGGCTGATAGTTCAGCTTTGCCAGCGTCGATCTCATCGATGGCGCGCTGGTCTTTAATCAGCAAATCAACGACGACAAAATCACCATCCTGCCGACCGGACGATATTGCATGACCAGCCGTCACCTCCTTGAACGTCGTGGAGTCCACTAGGTCACCGGGGTGATCGATAGTGACGTCCATGTTGTCGTAGCTCGCTAAGCTACTGGTTTTAAAAACCTCCTCAGGTGGGCGATAAACATTAACGATCTGACCAGGTGGCCTGTCCGTTAGTCCCAGCTCGGACGCCAGATATTGCTGGATACCGACGCGAGCAACCCGCCCAGGGACTCTTAAATAGCCCTCAGGTGTAATTTCTCTCTGGGATGGAACGGGAAACGCCACGCGGTCACGAATAGTGATCCGCATGATTGAACCTTCTTAGTAGTCGAGACCTTTGATTTGTGGGATGGCATGGCAGCGGCACCCGATGTGTGCCCTGCCGGGGAAAAGGTCAGTTTGACCGTTATATTTAGCCCCGCGTGACCATAGATAAACGCCGGCGCCCATACCAATATCTATCCGTGAGATAGCGAAACACGATATTTTGGCGAGGGGATATTTTCCCGCTGGATTGCCGGACACTCGCACGTCCTGTGATGTTGACCAGCGAAAGCGATCGATACCTGCGTTCTGCTGTCGTGCGCTGGTGATATCGGCCTGAATTTTTGCCGTCTGGTCACGCGCTATCAGATGCGCTCGGTTGTATGCGGTTCCCGTACTGTGTTGCAGGTTACGAACAATCGTCGTGAGCGAATCGCCACGCAGGATCCCGTCAAACACCTGCATCTGGACATCTTCAAAATAATCAGATGACAAAGACTTAATCAGCGCAACGTTGCTCTCTATTGACGCATCAACATAATCGACGAGATTTTCATTAACCATCAGCGCGGTCATATCAATGCCGATAGCGCGATTTATCTGCTCAACAAACGCCGCCGAACTGTCCGACTCTGCCATGCTGACAACGCGTTGAGATAAACGCCTTGCCTGTTCTCCAAATGCCGCACTAAAAAACCCTTCCGACGCCTGACGGATAGCACTCATCAATGCATCTGTTAAATGGCTATCGGCTATGTAGTTCCTGCGCAGTACGGGTATTAGTGCCACATCAACTGACTGAGCCATTAACCCGACTATGTTACGAAGCTGTACTCGGTAAAGCCTTTCCGCATTGTCATTCGGCTTGATTGGCCGGATTGGCGCTCGGCGGCGTATTGGCGTTTTTGCCATCAGCTCCTGCAAATTCTGCAAGCCGGAATTCGTAATCACCGTCCCGCTCTGCTTTTTCGTCAGATTCGAGCTCGGTAATATCAGACTCTTTGAGGCCATAAACGCCTTGCTCCATCAGTTTGCGCGCCACTTGAGATTTGCGAACAACGCCTTGCTGCAAGCGGAGTTCATCGGCCTGCGCATCTGCCAGTCTCTGTGCTGATAGCTCGGTATCAGTGGGCTGTGATAGCGGGGCAAACTCAAAATCGAGGCCATCAGGCATAGTGCCCAGTGTTGAACGGATCAACACTTCATCAATGCGCTTAAGGAACGGCCGATATTTCGATTCCTGACCACCACGTATGGTGTTGTAGTAGTTGTTCATATCCCCCTGACCGCTATCCCCTAGGCCTTTAGCCTGAACGCCAAATAGGCGCGTCATGGGAATGCCTGCGGCACCAGCCGTCCATTCCATCAACACAGACAGGATTTCACCGAGTCCGCCAAATGATATTTGTTTACGATCAAACTCCTCATTCTTATCCAGCAGCGCCAGACGATAGAGGGATTTCATCATTCCAAAAATGTTGTATCGCTGCGCTATGACATCATCCATGTCGCCAGCTGCCAGATCGTTAGCCAGATTTTCCCTATTGATGACGTCAATGTTTGCCTCTTGAATCAGCGCCGCAACTCCACCTTTGGCAGAAACCGCATCTTTAACGTCCTCTAAACATCGACGCAAGCGGCTGTCATCCCACCCGCCATTTATCATCCGTAGGCGCATCGGAAGCTGAGCACCTGGCGCTTTCACGAAATGGCTATAGTGGATTTGTTGAGAGCCACCGTTCACAACGAAGTAATCCGGCAGCATGTAATTTTCTGCCAGCGGATTGGTGACGTTAAACGCCTGGCCGTTAATGAACATGCGATCGAGAACCAGCAGCCGCTTTAACGAACCTTGCTTTATTTTCTTCACTCTCAGCGGTCTGTTGAACGGCTGATCGGTAATCATCAACACGCCAGCGCCGCCGTATACTCCAGCCCATTTAAACGCATCCTGCGTTACGGACTGAACGTTATAGAGCTTCTCCGCTTCACGAATGGCGGTCGCGTCATCAGAGGCGAACTCTCGCCACTCGCGGGTAGAGTCATCCACTGGGATATCAATGATGTCGCGGGCGATCCAGTTCTCAATGTACGCAGCTTCCAACTCTGCAAAATCTTGCAGCATGTTGAACATGAAACGGTTAAACGTTCTGCGGTCACGCTCCGTCCCCATTCCGGTCATCATGTTAGCCAGACCATCATTGCTAACTCGGATTCTGGGCTTTCCGCCGTATTTACTATCGGTCATCGTTAAACCCATCCCCACCCGGCACCAGCGCCGGAAATTAATTCGATCTCGATCGCGTCCATAAACGTATCGAGAATGTCGTCGTTTTTGTGGCTGTCGTCTGCGGAGAAATCCGCGCATTCCGCGAGTGCCGGCATAACCCAATCAGTTCGTGCGGCCACGCTTCCATCTGCGTAGTACACCTGGTCGACTCGCTGGCCGTCATCGGTTATCAGAGCGGGAATGAATACCGTCCCCGTTTTGATTTGAGGGACCGTGTTCAGGCATCGAATGAGCTTGTTTTGTCCTGCGCCGCGCGGGATTTCCAGAACGGGAAGTGACTTACGTTTTTTCAGCGTGGTGATTAAGCCTTGTCCCGCTTGTTTGTCCTCAATACCCATATGACGCAATGGTGCAGGGCGCTTGCGATCGAATGGTCGCCATTTCTCCCACAGCTCTATCGCCGTTTTTAGCAGGTCTTCGGGGTCCCACTTTCCGCGCACGCTGTCGATGATGTAGAGGTTTCCATCAATGCCCATGCCTACCAGCGTAAAAACGGTGTAGTCATTGAAATCCTCAACTTTCCCGCTGTTCGTATCGACATAGACGGCACGGTGCGTGAGTTGCGGCAAGTGCGTGTAACGCTTAAACCAATCGGTATCAATCAACCCACCAGTAAGCGCCCGCGGTCGCTGCATGTACTGGGACATGAACGTGTATTCATCACGCTCCCATAGGCGCATCAAATCGCCTACGTATTCGTTTACAGGCCAGTACGACCAGTAACGAACGCCGCCCACGACAACGCTTTCGGTGTTCTTAACGGAGAACCAGCACAGCGACCGCCACGGCTCCGGCAGCGAATCGATATATTCTTCACTAACCAACGCAGGGATTGTTACATGGTGGAAATCCATCCCCATTCCACCGGCCAACATAAATCCAGTCGAATCATCGGTGTGTAATCGCTGCTGAATGCTGACAAATGGTGTTGGATGGTCTTTTGATTTATCGCCACGGCGTGAACGAATGGTGTTCACCAATAGGCGATTGGCGTTATCACGCTTGGTACCGGAAAACATGTCCTCCGGTTTGTTGTAGTCATCGAGGCAAACGAAGCCGGAAAAATCGGGACCGGGATAACCAGCACGCCCCCCTGTTATTTGCCCACCACTGGATCGTGAAACTGTCTGACCAACAGTGCGACCGCGACCGTTGACGACCTCCCATTCCTCAGCCTGATTTACGCCGAACTGGCACGGCCATAGCGATTGGTATTCAGGGCTCGCGATGATGTCACGCGTGCGGCGCGAGTTGCGCTTTACCAGCGTGTCGGCAAATGAAATATTGAGATTGCGGAATTTCCTTAGCTTTTCCGTTTGCACCAGCATGTTGATATAAGCTGGCAGATGGACGGAAACAAACTCGGTTTTTGTGCCGCCCGGAGGGACGTTGATAATTAGGTTTCGGGGCTGCAATCTGCCAGCCACCAGGTCATCAATCTTGCTGGCCATCATTTTGTGATGCCAGTTCACCAGCAGGCGATCGCCCTGCAACATCTCAAACCAAATACGGGTGAAATTGAGGAATGATTTTTCCGATTTCGATTTCAATGCCACCCGATCGGGAAAATTCAGGTTTTCCCATTCGATTAACTGTGACATTTCTTCAATCCCGATTTTTACCCGTTTTGGGGG